ATCATCCCCGGTTCGACGATGAAGGCGATCGTGGACATTGCACCCATCTGGTTCGTGAACAAGCAGTTTGGGACCACGCTGACACTCCTAGCGTCGGAGATCCACAGTGTACCCACCCGCCATTGGGACTCGTTCTCGTTTCAGAACGAAGACGACGACGAGATGGTGGTGTCCGACACTGAGTGAATAGAATCGAACAGAAAGAATATTTTGACAGTTTTAGACGATTAACACGGCTGTAATCCGATCGAAGTAGCGGCATTGTGGAGCCAAAACCGATTATGACATACAAATAATATCTATATGTATATATATATATACTCAATGCCGCCGAGGACACGTTCCGGTAAAACGTCCGAAGAATCAACAAAACTACCCAAATCCACCGTGAATCGCAAATCGCCAAAAAAGACAAAAGTAAATAAGGGGACTGCAAACGGTGCTATAAAAAGGATTGTAAATCAACATGAAAGTATTAAATATTTAATTAAAAAGCAATTGAACCAAAGAGTACTTGGTGAAGCGCGTTTATCCTGGTTAGTGGAAAACAAAGAAGAACTCTATAAACAAGGTGAATCGAATGTGAAAAAGTTTTTCTCTAAGTGGTTGAAGGGAGGAGATACGCTTGCGCAATACTTCCTTCATGCTGAAGGGATGCGTCTATATGAAAAGGTGGAAAATCTGAAGCTCACGGTAGAAAAAGAGACACAACATAAGTATATGCTCGACCATTTAAAATACAAATACAAACACTTGCGGCGTGCTCATGAATTTTGGCAAACATTTGCAAATACACCCCTCGCAAAGAAAAATATTGAAAAGTTTAGCCTCTTCAAGACAGCTATTCAATACGGAATAGACTCTTATTTTGACAACCGAACAAAAGTTTATGAACCGGAAGCTGAAGAATAGATTGATGAATATGATGAGTATTATTAAATTGAATCATTACATTTCTATCCTGACGGTCATGGGCATCGACATGACGGCGTTTTTCAACACCACCACGCTGGAAACAATGACTTCGAACATTTTGATTTGAATACCCGCGGATAAAATGTTTATAATGTTTATTTTAATAAAAGGATGTCTACTAATAACGGGTTTCAGTCAAAAATATGGGGTCCTTGCGCTTGGTTATTTCTTCATTGCATCACATTAAACTACACCCCGGAAAAGCATTGTACGAAAGGTTATATTGCGTATTTTAAAAGCCTTCAGCACGTGCTACCGTGCGGTACTTGCCGTTCCAACTACGCGGATATTATCAAGCAAGGAGAGTTCAAACTCACGGACGCCGTGTTTGAAACAAGGAGTTCGTTAGTCCGTTGGTTGTTTCACGTGCACAATTTGATTAATCTGCGCACCGGTAAAACCCTCACCTTCAGCGACGATGCGAAAGGGTTGGATGAAATGAAACGTTTTTACGAACAGTTTCGAGCAAAGTGCGACAAAAAAAAGAAGGAGGTGGGTTGCGTAAAGGCGAAACGCAACGGTCAGCGGTACCGATGCGTATTGATGGTCAAACCAGTGGAATCAAAGGCCAAATCGTTGAAGATATGCAAACGCTGAACGATTTTCGGGAGTCAAACCGCCATGAGTGCTTTGATTGACGATTGACACTCGTAGTTGTTCAGATGAACATGATCTGCGACCAAGTCGTCGATCGAGGTCACATTGTCAATGGACACGGTCGGAAATGGACTCGGGGTCCGCGCGCATTGCTCTGATACCGCGTCATTGTGATTAGAATATACATGTGTGTCGCCAAAGACAACTACGAGCTCTTCGGGGATTAAGTTGGTGAGTTTGGCCACGATGTGCGTCAACAATGCGTAACTCGCAATATTGAACGGCACACCGAGAAACATATCCGCAGAACGCTGATACATCTGGCAGCTGAGGTACTTGTCCTCTCGTACGTAAAACTGAAAACACATGTGACAAGGGGGAAGCGCCATCTCATCCAAATCCATCACATTCCACGCACTAACGATATGCCGTCGACTGTCGGGGTTAGCGATCAATTGCTCAATCACTCGTTTCAACTGATCCACTCCGCCGGATGGTGGAGTGTCTTTATCAACATATGCAGCACCCCAATGACGCCATTGAAACCCATATATGGGACCAAGGTCTCCCGCTTTTCGATCTAAAAACCCCAATTCGTCGAGTTTGTCCTTTGACCCATTAGAGTCCCAGAAATGGACGTTTTTTTCAGCCAGTGTGCAAGCATCAGTAGAGCCACGGATGAACCATAGCAACTCTTCCAGTACCCCGCGGAAGAATACTCGTTTGGTCGTCATTAGAGGAAGGCGACCGTTTCGCAGTGAGAACTTCAGACTCTCGCCGAACCGCGACGTTGTTCCGACCTGCGTGCGATCTGTTTTCAAAGTGCCGTTGATCGAGACCCGTTTCAAGAGTTCCAGGTATTTACCCTCTTCGGACATCAGCTCGTATAAGGTGCAAGTCGGCGTTCGAATCAAAATGTTACCTCGATAACGGACCACGTCCCAAATCCGTTCGGGGATATTGTTTGTTAACGAGTGATTCAACAGCAAGTGCGTGTTCTCGACGTCGAACAGCAGGTCAAACATATTTACAGTCGTCACCACCCGCGTGGAGTCAAATGCAAACTCACAACACTTCAAAATATCGTCTTTTGGGTCTGTGTGGACCTCTTCGTGCAAGAGCAAAACCATTCAATACATTAGACACCGTGGTGATACTTAATTGTTTTTTTTATATGGTGTTTACAATATAAATAATGGAAAACACCTTTGCCTCTATGTTCATGGGGCCCAGTCATAGTATACGAGAAACCCTTTTGGTGATTGCCACTCTCATAGGGTTTTTCAGTCACATGCGTGGTAAGAGTACGAACGCGTCCTTTATTGCGTTTTATTTCATAGTGATCGTGTGCATCCCTGCGTTGCTTATCTCTTTCAAAACTTGGTAAACTAAATGTCCAAGAGGGATTTCCCAACAGCTCTTCATCGCGGTTAGTATAAGCATCTACTCGGTTTGGAAGCAGATACGGTAGAATGAATAGATGAACTCCTACATTTTGTTGCTTAAGTTTCAGTAAATCCTGGTAACTTGCGTGCGCTTGGGTCTATTTCCGTCGTCCACTTTGGGCGCCAAATGGACCGATGCGAACGTACGTTTTTATAGCGTTCGTTGTACACGATTCGATACCAAAGCTCTTCGTCAGACATCGGCGAGTTGCTGCTAAACGCGAGTGACGGTAGTTTAAGGGTCGAGACATGCCGTTTAATTTCTTGGATCCATTGCGATCCCACCGCGTCGCTCATTCCATTTTTTTGTCGATAAACAATCTCGGAGGGTAGGAACTCTTCGAATGCCTTTCTGAGCACATACTTCTCCATCCGCGCGGATCTGGGAGCCTTGTCGTTGGGGTCCATGTGGATGACATAGTCAGTTAGATCTCCGTCGAGAAAGGGAACCCGTAGCTCCAAACCATGGGCCGCCGCGCAACGATCTGCTCGCAATCCGTCGTATTGATGAACGTTATTCAGTAGTCGGATCGTTTCATCTTGAAACGTGTCGATCGACGGCGCTCCGCGTAGATAGAGGTATCCTCCAAACAACTCATCTGCGCCTTCGCCAGAGAGGAGCACCTTGTGATGACCCCGTTTCGCAATCTCTTTGCAAAGTAAGAACATGGGAACCGATGCACGAATCGTGGTACAATCATATGATTCCAAATAGCCAATCACCTCGGGTATGGCGGCGATGGCTTCGGCAGCGTCGAACTGAACTTCGATATGCTTTGTATTCAGATGCGCAGCCACCTTGCGCGCCGCGATTAAATCACTGGAGTCACTGTCTTTCATCCCAATAGAATATGTCGTTATTTGACCCTTGGTCATCTGCGCAGCGATCGCCGCAATCACAGAGGAGTCGAGGCCTCCGGATAGGAAATATCCAATCGGCTGCTCGCTCATAAGTCGCTTATGGACCGCATTAACCAATAGCGAACGCACGCCCTGAACACCATCCACCGGTTGTGTCACGTTACATTGTACGGTAAAGCGATGTTTTTCGACCGTCATACTATCATCCTTTATGATCCAAACTTCTCCTGGCGGGAACTGCTCGATCGCATCTGCACCAACACACGAAAGCCCTTTGGCTTCTGATGCAAACCCGACAATCCGCTTGTCGCGCAGACCATAGTACAACGGACGCACCCCGTACTGATCGCGCGACACAATCCAGTGAGACGCGTTTCTGTAGACGTAGGCGTATTCTCCGTCGATTAAACCGCAGGCGCTCAGTATGGCGTCCTTGTCCTCGACGGTGTTCAGCATTTCAAACACCACCTCACAGTCCGAATGGGTTCTAGGTCGAACGTCATAGAGCGCACATAGACTTTCGTGGTTATAAATCTCCCCGTTGCACACGAACATGCCCCGCTCGTTCTTGAATGGCTGATGACCGTCGGCAATACCGTTGATCGCGAGACGGTCAAATACCCACCTCCACTCGTCGAAATCCATCTCGACATGCTCATCTGGGCCACGATGAGCTAACTGGCGATTTTCTTGTGAAGCATATTTTTTTAAAAGTACTGATAAACCACACATTTCAACTACTCACCATTCTTATTTTTAAATTACTACAATCATTTCTTCAAACACTTGTAAACTGTGTGCGACAACGATAGACTTGACTTGGAAATAATTCCATACTCAAATGCATTTCCAAACTGGATGCAATACGCACACTTGTCAACCAGTCCGGTGGTCGGGGCGTGATTGTGAACCAAAAATCGTCGCGTCGACAATACTGTCTTCAAGTCTTGCTCAAAATCGCGCAAACAGTCAAACCCCATGTTTAAATTCGACACGAGCCTCTTTGTTGCGGAACCCATGGATGCTCTGAACTCTCGTCTACTCTAGGTCTTCACGTTCTTTAAGTGATTCTTGGTGATGGTGTTTTATATAACACATTTGTGTTTCATCGTGTGATGTTATTCATTGACAAATTTATTAACATTCATTAACATCATAGAACAAGTCAGTTCCCTCATCAACGCAAGTTAAAAAAACATGTATACAATAACCAATGGACTCGCATCAGAAAGAAACT